ACTTTTTACAATCGTCTATTTGCTGTTCCATTGATTCTGAATTATCATCTTTTTTTGATTTCCTTGGATAAATTGCTATGTTCATTTTTAACTCCCTTAAAAAACCCCTCATATTAATAGAGGGGCATAATTTTTATACATAATATGGATTTGGCTTCAATATAATTAATATAAGGTCAATTACAACTCCGACACCAAATAAACCAAAAGTTAATAAATATAAAATTCCAAATAAAATTTTCCCTTCATAGAATTTATGAACTCCAAACCATCCTAAAAACAAGCACAAAAAGAATGAAACCCACTTGTTTTTTGCTTTTGGTGCTTTCGAATAAACAGGAGCTGCAGAACTAGAAGAAGAATTAGCACTATTATTGATAATTATACTTTCAGTGGTTGAATTCTTAATATCCTCAACTTGCTTTCCGCACTTAGGGCATACTACACAATCAATATCAATCTTCTCTCCACAATGCTTACAGAATTTTGTGTTTTGTTCCATACGTTTATACCTTTCCTTTCTTTTGATATCATCATTATAAAGCAAAATGATTATAAAACAATACATTTTTGTCATTATTTTATGACATTTTTTTGCAAAATGAAAGTTTAGGATAAAAAACAAATGGATGCGTTATTGACTTTTCGAACATACGTTCGTATACTTTATGTATCAAATAGAAAGGTGGTATTGGATATGGGAGAGCTTAAAGAGAAAATAATAGAATTAATAGAGAAGTGCATGGACGAGGATGATCTCCGAACCATATATGCATTTATAAAGAGGTTTTTGAGATAAAAGAAAAAGACAAGGGTTTGCGCATTGCCCTTGTCTTTCTTTTTACTTCTTCACAAACATTTCTGCCATCTTCTGGATTGTGTTCCATTCGTTTTCATCCAGTTGTGATATAGCGGTTATGAATTTGTACCGCTGGTCGTCTTCCCCGGCTTTCAGAACATCTGCAAGAAATTCAGCTATCTTTTCATTCTCTGTCTTTTGAATGAACATTTCGCCTTTTCCGGTCTCGAGCCATTCCTTATTAACATCAAACAATCGACAAATAAGTTTGATCGACTGGGTTGATAGATTTCTTTGACCAGTTTCTACTAAAGATATGAAATTTTTAGTTAAACCAATTTCTTTAGCAAACTTTTCTTGTGACATTCCAAGCGATTTTCTCAACTGTTTTATTTGCTCATCCACTTATTATCACCTCCCACTAGTATAATAATACAAAAATCACACAATGTCAAACAAAAATATTAAAAAATGTTTGACAATACAAACTACGTATGATATTATAATCACACAAGGTAATACAAACACGAAAGGAAGTGAGCAGATGAACGAAGAAAAGGAAAAGGCCCTTGCAAGATTAGCTGAAACAGTATCACAGCTGGACAAAGTGAGCTTCAACTACATTCTCGGTGTTGCGGATGGTATGGCAATCTCAAAGAAACAGTCGGAACTTGACAAGCAGATTGCCATGTGTGGGAGCGTTAAATAATGAGAAAGGAGATTCCTATGAACAAAGCAGACATGGAAATTACACCAGAGAGGAAAGCCAAGATTATGGACATTCTGTTAGAGATTTACGAAAGACAGGAAGGAATTAAGCTTGTAGTCAAGGACAAGGCATCATGAAAAATGTAGCAAAAGTTTTTATAGCGGTAGGGCTTGGAATCCTGTTTCTTGGTGGAATGCTCGATGCGGATGGAATGTATTATGTTTTTCTGCTGATCGAAATGGCACTCGGTGCGGTGGTTGCACTTATTGGAGTTGTGATCTTGGACTTTGAGAAACGCCGGGAAGAAAAGCGGAAAGCAGACTTTAACATGATCCGCCGGAAGGACAAGCTTGACGCTGATGTTGAGTTCCTTTGGGAATTTGAGGACAAAAAAATAGCACCCTAAATGTTTTGGCGAACTCAGGTGCTATTTAAACGTAGGAATACAAAAGTACTTCTGCGTTTATTATAACACGTAGTTAAATTTTTGGAAAGCGTGATTTTATGATTTACAGAAAATGCAGAATCTGTGGATGTAGTTTAGATCCCGGCGAAGGAAACATGTGTGAAGAATGCCGGGACGAGCAGTACATGAAGCAACAGCAAGAGAAAGCTGTCAGATGCATGGTTTTATCTACAGATTTCAGACAGATGGAAATGGAGGAATTTAAATGGCAGCGCCTAGTTTGACATGGAAGGATTTAGGAATACTCAAGGATGCACTGGATGAATTTGAAAGAGCACTGGAAGATTTAGACATAGAAGCCGGTGAAGTCTCATGGCATACCGACGGAAGTATTCATGGTGAATTTGTGTATGGCACAAGGAAGCTGATTACCGACACAGACGATGATGGGGAGGGATTTTCTCACAGATATGAATGATTACATACCGGACAGCCTCGATATGCTCGAAGAGTACGAGAGGGACAGAGAACGCCGCCACAGATTATATGAGAGACAAGCCAGACGTGAAGAGATGGCAGATATTGAATCAGAGGAAGAGAGGATAAAAGAAAGATGGAAGAAATCAGAGTAAATGTAGAGCAGAAAAATGGTGTTATTGGTTTTAATTTTGAGGAGATTAAGGAAAAACTTAATTCCGAACTGGAAATTTATAAAAATATGATTTTCACAGAGGATTCCAAAACAGAAGCAAAAAAGACAATTGCAAGTCTCAGAAAACTGAAAAAATCAGTCAACGATAAAAAGCTGGAAGTAAAGAAATCTTTTATGATTCCCTACACAAATTTTGAAGCGCAGGTAAAGGAACTGGACAATCTGATTGATGAACCAATTAATTTTATTAATAATCAGGTGGAAGAATTTGAGCGTAGGCGTGTGGAAGAAAAGAAATCGCTGATTTCTGAAATCTATACGGAGATCATGGCAGAGCATGTGGAAGCGAGCGGATATCTTCCGTTACAGAGA